GAAGATTCGATAGAATCCCAAAGAAAAGAACACGTTACATTTTCGTGAGATACAATGGCGTGCCTGCATCAATGTTGTAGGCTTGACCATTGGGACACACTGAAAATAAATTAGTGATTGGGTTCAAACCACCACCACCAATTACTTCAGAAGTGTAACGGAAAACTTTCTCAATAGGTATGTTGACAATTTCTTGTGCATTACCAAAGAAATTAAGAAAGTTTGATACAACACCACCAACCCCATAACCAATTTCACCTTTGTAGCCAGACGCATTGTTGACTGCATTGGGTGTAGTGGTCACACGGTATTCACCGGGTTTGTTGAAGACAATACTGCCTCCATCATCACCCATCTGAACACCAAACTCCTGCATTTGCTGGACAGTGGCCTGAGGAATAAGTTTTATTACTCCTTGGTCAACACTTGTACCAGGTACAGCAGGGTTGGCAAACGATGTGGTATCGGTAAGGAAAGTAAGAGTGTCATTGATAGAATCGGTTGGGATTTGAGGAACATAAAGTTCAATCTCATAATCCATGTAAATTCTACCAACGTTAGAGAGTGTATCACCTGATGCAGCATAAAGAACTCGACCCACTGAAAAGAAATGTTCATCACCATGTGAAATGCGTGATGTATATCGATGCACTGGTTCAGTGTCTTTAATCATGGGCATAAGGTCAATGGACAGACTATTGAAGATATTAGTCTGTTTAGTACCTTGATAGCTCGCCATGGCTTCCTCAGTGGGTGGCAACGCATCGTTGGCATCGGAATCGAAAGCCAACATGATGGTGCCATCTCGCACTGATGCAGCAGCAGAAACAAACCTGGCCCGCAACTTCCGGAAACGATATCTCTCCCATGAATTGGCAATAGTGCCAAGCCATGGAAAAGAATCAGTCATTCCGGGTTGCAAGAGCACAGTTGAGGGTGCAAAAGCACTATCACTTGGAACTGCTCCCACAACCAGTTCAGAGTGTTTGATTACAACGCAGTCATTGCGTTGTCTCAAACGGGGAACTGGTGCACTGGAAGTTGAAGCAACAGATGAAACAACTCGTCGTTGAGTGTTCTTCTTAGCCTTACTCTTACGAGAACGTACCATGTTTATAGAAGAAAGTGAGAAAATATCGAGAAAAGAAAGAAAGATAGAATAAATGCAAACAAAATGCAAGTAGAATACCAACAGCTTACCGAGATAAGTGTTGGGCCCCCTCACTGGGCCCATTCTTTTATTTCTCATTTTCCCTTCTGCGCCGCTTTCTTCTTCTTACGGCGCCCCTCACGTTTGTTTTTACCCGGATACATAACTCCATTCTCAACAAAAGCCTCATCAGGCTCTTGTGGCTCGGGCGGATTATTGAACGGGTGAGGTACTTGCAACAAATACGCAAGACTGTCTGCACCACCAACCCAAGCCAAGAATGAATCATAATCTATTCCCTGCTTTGTTAGCAAGTCGATCATCCATAACTCCGAAGAGTTGGGGAATTGATCAGTCAGATCATAGTGACTCCACCAGGTAACATCACGTTCCATACCCACAGATATGCTCCAATCATCACTCAATTCCAGCACCTTGGCTACAAACTCGCCTACAAACGGTGTATTAGAATCAGTGAGGTATAGAGCAAAAGCCTTGCTGACCAGTTTCTGGTCCTCAGTGATCGAACTGAGATGTGTTGTCAAATGAAACTTGCACATTTGTCTCATTATATCACAACAACTCGTTGGATCACCGGCAAAAACCTCAGGTCCAAATTGGCGTGACAGAAAACTGACACCTTGACCATTACGGGGCACAACATCAAATGTTAGCACCTGGCCAATGTGGCGCGCTGCTTTTCTAGCAACTTCTTCAGACAAGTCGGCGGTCAACCCATCATCGCCACCAAAGATGCCTAACCGACGTATGGCATCTTGGTGACTATAATAGGTTCCATCAACTCGCTTACTCATGCGCCAAGCCAAATAACAGACAAAAGCATTACACAATGTGTTGCTAGCTGAAGTTTCAGGGCTTCCAGAGGCACGACTACTACACTGGTCATAACGTATTCCAAATGCGCTATAACCTTTCAAACCATGCTGTGATCTCATCAACTCAATAATCTGAGGACGGTACTGTGGAGCAAAACAATTAACAATAATCATTTGCTCAAACTCCCGCCAAAGTGGGGAGATATGACCATCCATCCGACTAAAATCAGTTGCCACAACAAAATTTTCGCAATTTGAACAAATCTCAGCTACACGTTCGGCAATAACTCTAGGAGTATTGCCGAATGCATACCAAGGGAATTTCTTCAAATGCTTAGCAAAGGAATAAATGACAGTAGAATACCATAATTTATCTTTAGCATTTATTGTGGAGATGTTGCGTGGATCTGCAATCTTCTGATATGATTCTTTCTTCATGAACGAGCTAATAACACGATGGTATTTCGTGTTGATGGCTCCTGCATCCAAATGTGTACGTTGATTTGGCCTGTTCTGCTTATCAAATACTTCGTCAATACTTGAAGGATGTAAATTTGGTCTCCTCTCCGAATTCACATCATCAGTAACTGACAAAATATAAGTCATAAACTCACTAGCCATTCTACGAACAAATGGTGCACATGTAGATAATGAGCAACGCGTTTTGGTTACTCGTGAATCAATCATATGCTGATCATTATTGCGACAAACGTCTGGCACATAAGCGCCATACAACAAAGGTTGCATAAAAGACATTTGAGCAGGTTTAGCATCATCTTCATATACCTTATCAGGCACGAACTGATAATGTTCGAAAGTATTGAATGCGACCAACATCGGGTCAGCATCAATGTTTTCTCTAAACCAATCACACAATACAGCGGCTCGAACTGGATCCTCATCATCAACAAAACGTTGCAATGATGCGGGTGTTAAGTGCTTAGCCAAACGAGCTTGCACTCGTGTAGTGTCGAACACATCAACAGGCAGAGTGGCGCAAACATATTCACCTACTCTACCCACAGATCTGTGGTGGCCAGTATCGTTAAACACATCCATAAGGTTGAATTGCCCATGATTAACCCGTAGCCTGGACATCAAATTATGTTCAAGCATGAGATTAGACATGACAGCAAATATATTGTGCCAGGAAGACATAGGGGTATACAACACCAAAGAGTGGTTGTTGCAAACCTTACGTCTCTCAACATTATATACTACTGTATGTGGCATAAACCAAGAACGCAATGCATTCAAGCCGTGTTGATCAAAGTTGGTGCAGGTCACAACATCTTGTGAATGATTCCACAATTCATGATGATAATATGCACCTGCCACGCGATATTTGATTCGATTATGAGAGTCGAAACAAAAACTCGTCTCCTCATCTCGATAAGCCACAACTTCAGGCAAAACAGTATAAATCAGTACAGGACAACGAACTTCACTCAAAAATATGGGAAGATCGATGTAAAAATCTGTATCGACAATGACTAATAATGCATCAGAAGGTGGCTTAAAATCACGTGGACGCACGGTGGTATCTTTATGCCAGTAAAAGGAACGTGAGCCCATTCTATTTCGTCTAACATCCGAATTGGACATCTGAACGAAATAAGGAACGAGCCCCATCCTCTCAGCAACATCAACCGCAAAGCGGGAAGCCGAATCACGATAAGCTGCCTGCAATGGATGTGAATGGTGATCACTGGGTCTTACTTTCGGGATTGGAATATCCTTAAAGCAGTTCCTCAATGATGGATTCAAATCATGGCTGGTCATCGTCCAAAACAAGATACATGAAAAAGCGTATCTCATCCAACGGACAATAATTGGCCAGATAAGAAAACCCACAAATCCAATCAACATCAAGCTACAAAGAACTTGGAGATTGAATAAGTGCCACACGAAACTGGGGGGTTTGATGGGGACCACCAGAGCAACAACGCTATTGTAAATTGCAGAGGTGTTGTCAACCACATCAGAAA